CATCTGAAGCCATATCTTCATCTGACATGTCTCCTAAGTTTCCATGGTCTTCTACAACCTTGAAATCAATCACATCTGCTTTGTTTAGTTTTTCAATGAATAGGTCAAACCAATATGGATTTTCTTTATTCATTACGATAACTTTTACATACATATCTTTTATATGTGAAAAGTCCATTGCAAGTATTTCTTCTTGAGTTAATTTAGAATCATCGTAGAATACTTTTTCAAACATACGAATAGGGTTTTTAATTTTTTTCATTTCCCTCGTATCAGTATCAAATATGTGGAATCCTTTTGGGTCACCATAATCTGACCAAGTAAATTCCATTTGTGAACCAAGATAAGTTATGTTCTGCATTGTAGAACCAGTGTGGAAGTGTCCACTGTATACATGTTCAAATCTTTTGAATGTGTCGAACCCAAGACCATGAGAAGAATAATAGCCAGGCATCATCATTGCACCTTCTATTTCTAAGTGTCCCATTCCTATTGATGCATTAGTAAGTTCTAAATGTTCTAATGTATCTTCTATATTGTTTTTATGAATCCAAGGCAATAGTGTGATAAGACAACCATCATAGTCTTTGGTGATTGCATCTTTATAGATTGTAATATTATCATACTTAAGTAATGCATCACATGAGTTTACTTCACTAGTATTCTTATAATACAAATCATGATTACCTACAGTTAAATCCATAGTCATCTTGTTGTCTATAAGATGTTGAATAAAGTGTTCTTTGTTTCTTTGTAAAGATAGAAAGTTGATTCCTGTTCTTTTATCAAAGTAATCACCTAAGTGAACAATGTGTTTAATATCATTCTCCACGCAATATGGAAAGAAAACTTCCTCATAAAATTTTCTCATGTATTCGTGGAAATGTATACTATCGTTTCTGACACCAGCATGGGTATCATTCAATACTGCAAATTTCATTTATGTTTTTTTATTTGAACTAAAATATTTTTCTACACCTACTGGTCTGGTATCTTCTACCTTCTTCTTACCTCTAGGTTTGTAGTTGGGTTCTTCGAGATTGTTTTGTAGGAACTCAACATATGAATTATCATATTGTGTTGAATCTCCATCCATACTTCCAACTGCATCTGTAAGGATACCACTATTCATGATTGCTTTATGTTTAATTGCAGCTTGTTTCTTTTCTTTCTGTATCCTTCTAAGAAATGCATAGTATATAATTTGGGTTATATAGGCAAATGCATTTTGTGATTTCTCTGGGTTAAAGTTGTTTATATATTGCAAACAGTTTTCTATACCATCACAAATCATTTCGTCTCTGTATGAGTAATTAATGAAGTTTGGTTTGGTTGATAGTCTTGTTGCAATTTTGTAAATACATTCACCAATGTACTCTGTTACTCTTGGTGGTTCTTTACCTTCTGCAATTGCTTTTTTGACTGCATTGTTATGTTCTGCAATTGCAGCGGTGAACTCTTTATTATTTACATAATGTTCTGGTTTTGCTTTAGTCCTTTTAGTCATATATCTATTATCTCATCATATTGTTATTTGTCAAGTAAATAAAAGACTTGACAGAATCAAAATCCCATGTTACCCTAGATATGTATCGTGGGAAACAAGAGAATACATATTAATGGAGTATCTTCTTTTTCTCCAATCCTTCCTGTTCCAGTAGTTCCAACTCATCTTCAAGTAACAGTTCTTCCTCTGGTATCATTCTATCTTTCATCATTTCAGTTAATCGTGCAAGTGCATCTGAACCTTTATCTAGTTCCTGTTTAGGAGACATTATATCTAATCCTACTTCATCACGAAGTTGTATCCAATCCTTACATGCTTTATCATAGAATTGTATGAATTTGTCATCGAGGGAAGTTGTGTATACGACCTCAGAAGCTGCAATAATAATTTTATTATCTCTAGTAAAAGGAACTAAAGGAGACAGTTTGATTACTGACCCTTTACCTGTCATTGATGGTGTAAGACCTACATTACATGGAAGTGTCATTTCTACAGTTCCAGTTTCTTCTTTTACAGAAGTGATTGCAATGATGTCTTCACCATTCCTTAGTTTTATATATCTATATTGATTCATAGTTTTATTGCAAGAACTATTAGTATTGCTACCAATAGAATATTAGATGTGAAAATTAAAATCCCTAAAATTGTATGATACCATATCCAACGAGTTTTGTATGCATTATCAATTGTTATCTCAGCTGGGTCTGGATTCTTCCAAGTGTCATTGGGTTTCTGTTTCCATAATATATCATACCATTTCAAAACTTTACCTCATGTATCGTATATTTAAATTTTTCTTTACTATATGTATTTATTCGTTCTTTAAAGTGTCTAAGAGTATAGTTCTCTTTTTTCTTGTAACTTAGGTCATCTGCAATATCAAAAAGAGTTGCATTTACTTTATCTTTACTTGTTCTTAACACCCTACCAATTGATTGTAATACACGAATCTTAGATTTACTAGGACTTGCAAACACAATGTTGTGTAGGTTCTTAATATTTATACCTGTTGAAAAAGTTCCATATGATGCAATGATTACACATCCTTCTTCTCGTTCCATCAATTCTCTGACCTTTTCTCTATTGATTGTATCTGTTCCACCATATATGAAGAATGATTTGATACCAGCTTTCTGGAATGTTTCGTATATCTTTCTACCATGTTTATCTACATACTGAAACAATATCAATGTATTACCCTTTTGTCCAAGAGTTAGGTTCTTTATAAACTGTGTTCTTTTTTCATTACCAGCAAGGAACTCCATTTCTCTAGGATAATCCATAGATACAACTTCTTTAGATACCTCTGGTGGATACTTTAATACTAGACATTGTATATCTAACTCTGCAAGAATACCATCATCCATCAAATCACTAGAAGTGGTTACATAATGAGTAGGCCCAAACAATCCCTCTAATACTAACTTATGTGTTTGTGTATCATCTAATGTACCAGTCAATCCCCATCTATGACCAATACCTTTCATCTTCTCCATGATACCAGTAAGTACTTTTGCTTTGAATAGATGTGCTTCATCCCCAAACACTGCACCAAAACCATCGTAAAACGATTTCGGCATTTTTGATAGGGTCTGCCAAGTAGTTACTACTATATCGGTATCTCCTACCTTTGCACCACCATACATCTTATCAATAGGTTTGTCATACCCATAGTCTGCAAAATCCTTTGACATTTGTTCTACTAATGATGTTGTAGGTACAATAACTAATACTTTCTTTTTATGCATGGATATGAAATGTCTTGCAATACAATATATGATTGCAGATTTACCACTTGCAGTTGGTGATACTAACAATTGTCTTCTATACTTAATACCTCTTGTTATTGCATCTACTTGGTAATCTCTTAGAGGAAATCCCATATTTAAACCATCGGTAAAGTCTGGATATTCTATATCTGTTTCCCATTGATAACCTTCTATGTTGTAGTCTCTGTCTTTTGCAAATTGTTCTAGTGCATAATATAAACCAAGATACAACTTTCCTGTAGTTTGTGCATATAGTCTAATATTACCATCCCAATATTTGTTTCTTACAGAAGGCATAAACTTTGCGCCAGGCACTGGGAAAGTGAAATAATCTGACAACTCTCTTTTGATAGACTCATCTGCATCTACCTTTATGTGAGTATTGTCGATTTTGGTTATCTGAATGTCGGCCCTGCTATCCATCCTACTAAGGAATGTCTCCTACCATGTGTTACTGGTGTTACTCTATGATATACAAAAGATGGAAATATAATTATACTTCCTTGTTCTCTTGCACTTTGTGGAGCTCTCATAACTGACCTCTCTGGGTCATATAGTGGATTTACTCCATATGCATCACACCATTCAAAATGTCCACCTTCATAATCATTTGGATGTGTAAGATTTACACTGTATGAAAGTTTTCTATATCCACCAACTCTTTCTTCTATGTTTGGGTCACCTTCACATTCTGACTCTGTATATGGTACAAAGTGACCATCACAATGCCAATGATAATGTTCGTCTGGTGCTTTATATATTGTAAATTGATATGTCTCATGATAATTTAAATCAAACTTAAAAGACTCTGCATTTACTTCTCTAACTACTGGAGTTATATGGTCAAATAAAGTTTTACCATCTGATAGGGTTGCATCCCTATCTATCCAACCCACACCAGACTTACGAGTCTTATGTTCTTCATGTCCTTCTTCTCCACCACCAATCTGACCAAACTCTAAATGAGTATGTTGTAAACCTATTTCTATAATCTCATTACATATATCTGGTGATATTGCACGAGGTTGTATAATACAAGGTTCTGGAAGGAATGAGGGCATAATATATTAACCAGCTGGATTAGTAAACTTTAACCAATCAATTGCATTTTTTATTGATTGATGTCTCCATGTAATAATATTTAGTATCTCTTTTAAACAGTCAACACACTCTGTAAGATATTCAACTTTTAGTTTCATATCAGATAGGTCTGTATCTGCATTGAAGTAATATGAGTAATCTTGTTTTATCACTCTATGACCTTCGAATGGGTCATATGACCACCCTAATTCATCTATCTCTTCTTTAGATAACTTATCAGTGTACCATAACCACTTCTTTTTAAGTAGTTGATTATATTTAACCTCATAAGATTTAAGAGATAGTCTCTTTTCATTAAGGATTTCTAGGTATTTTGCATGTAAAGAAGGTGTTTGTAAGGATGCTTTATCCAAATCAATCTGGTCAATAACAGAATCAACCTTCCACATTTCTTGGATTTGTTCTAATGTCATACTATAATTATACCACTAAACTGGTATTTGTCTACCCAAATATCATAGAAAGAAGTAATATCAAGGGTATTTCCCATGGTATA